CTACAGAACTCATTGAAGAGCACATGCAGAAGAAGATGGATACTTTAAGTGAATACTACTTCCCTATGCGAGAATCTAATATCGAATATCTCTTCTGTGCTAAGTGTCATAAACAAATAAAAGGACGACAATGGGTTAATGCATCCCATAAGAGTAGTAGTATTTGTCCTGACTGTTTTACTGACCTAAGTAGCTACTATGACAAAAGTGTCCTTCGCTTTTGGTTTGGAACTGAAGGATACCATTTTAATATCAAGGAGGAGAAATGAAATATACAAATGATGAAGACTACTCTCTATCAATAGCAGTGTGGCTTTGTGCAGAATTTTACGACCACAATAGGCACCCAGGTAAACTCCATATGAGTGCAACTGGTCTGCTTAAACCAATTAGACAAATAGTATTGGCTCAGCGAGTTGCAGCTAAAGAAGATGTAGAAACAGTCAGAGACATTAAAGCTGACATTCCAAGCAGGCTTGGAACAGCCATCCATGCCGGCATTGAGAGAGCTTGGATTCATAGGTATAAAGAAGCTATGACCCGTCTTGGATACCCACAGAGAGTTATTGACAAAGTAAGAATAAACCCCTCTAAAGAAGCCCTTAAAGAAAATCCTGATATTATACCCGTCTACATTGAACAGAGATTTACCAAAGAACTTGATGATTTCATCATTGATGGTGAAGCTGATTTTATAGGCCAAGGTGTTCTAGAGGATTTCAAATCTACGGGTGTTTACGGCTACATGAAGGGCAATAACGATGATGCCTATATCAAACAAGGTAGTATCTATCGTTGGCTTAATCCAGAGGTAATTACTGCAGATTTCATGAGGATTCAGATGATCTTTACAGACTGGTCTAAACTGGATTCTATCATTAAGAAGAAAGCAGGCTATCCGGCTACCAGGATAGTAACCAAAAAACTAGAACTCATGTCTATGGAAGAAACAGAGAACTATATCAAACAAAGAATCCGAGAGATCAAAACCAATATGAATGCCCCTGAAGAGAATCTTCCTATGTGTACCCCGGAAGAACTCTGGCAGGATAAAACAGTTTATAAATTCTTTTCTAATCCAAAGAATACCAGAAGCCAAGGTAACTTTGATACCTATGCTGAAGCTCACAATAAGATGATGAAAGCAGGTAAGGGTATCGTCAAAGAAGTCCATGGTAAAGTCAAACGATGTAACTGGTGTGACGGATTTGAACTCTGTACTCAAAAAGATGTCTACCTTGCAAATGGTTCCTTAATACCCAATTAAAAAGTACCCCCCTCCGGGGCGTTTAAGGAAAGAAAATATAACAACCCAAAAGGGAGTATAAATTATGAGAGACTTGTCTACGTTGGAATACCACCCAACTATGGAAAAACTGGTAAGTGCGATTTGCCAAACAACTATGAACTCAAATAAGAAGATGTACCGCATGATGCTATGCTATTATATGTGCAAGATGGCAGCTACTATGCGAGTACAGATTGCAACTAAAATTAGAAATAACATCCCTATAAATAGTTATGTAATTAACTTGGCTACATCAGGGCAAAACAAAACCTACTCTACTGTCATTATAGAGAAGATGCTACTAGAGCCTTTTCGTAAAATATTTATAGATCAGACACTTCCTTTGATTGCAGAAGAACAACTTGCAAAGATAGCTACAAAAAGAGCTTACATTCAAAATGAAGATCCTGATACCATACTTAAGAGCGTAACTGATGAGTATAAAGCATTGGGTACAATGATGTTTTCTTTTTCTGAAGGTACAACACCAGCTATAAAACAGATGCGGCATAAACTTATTATGGCAGGTGCTGGAGCAGTAAATCTTGAGATTGATGAGATAGGTATGAATTTTCTCCCGAACACAGACGCTCTTGGTACGTTTCTAGAACTTTACGATATTGGAGAAACTAAAGATAAGATCACAAAAAATAGTAAAGATAACGTACGCAATGAGGAATTAAGAGGTACGACACCATCTAACCTATTAGCTTTTGGTACACCATCTAAATTACTAGATGGAGGAAAGACAGAAGAGGCTTTCTACGCATTTTTGGAGATGGGCGCTGCCAGACGTTGCCTCTTTGGCTACACAAGAAGCAGTGCTAAACCCACCACTCTTACTGCAAGTGAGATTTACGATATCCAAACTGATCCAACAATGGGAAAGTATCTTAAAGATATAGCTGGTGAATTCAGTAAGCTGGCTAATATCGTAAACTGTGGCAAGGTAATTACACTGTCTAAAGCAGTATGTTTAGAGATGATTGAATACAATGAATACTGTAAAAATCTTGCAGGGCAAATGGGCGAACATCAAGACATGGCAAAAGCTGAAATGGAGCATAGATACTTTAAAGCTCTTAAACTAGCTGGAGCATATGCCTTCGTTGATGGTCATTCTGAAATCACAGCAGACAATCTATATGCAGCTATTCGTATAGCAGAAGAATCTGGTGAAGCATTCTCTGAATTACTTAATAGAGATAGACCCTATGCAAAACTGGCTAAGTATATTGCCAGCGTACCAGATGAAGTAACCCATGTAGATTTGGTTGAAGACTTACCTTTCTATAAAGGATCTTCTTCACAGAAAACTGATCTTATGAATCAGGCTATTGCTTGGGGTCATAAAAATCACATTATCATCAAGACATCCATGACTGACGGAATTGAGTTTATTAAGGGAACAACCCTAACTAAAACAGACCTAAATAAACTTACTGTTGCCCATAGCAATGACATTTCAGATGGGTATAAGAACGATCAAGCTCCCTTTGATAAGCTACATCTATTGGTTTTAAAAAAGAATTACCACTGGATTAATCATTGGACAACTACAGGCCATAGAGACGGAGATCATATGATCCCTGGGTTTAATCTTGTGGTTTTAGATGTGGATGAGGGAGTAAAGATATCTGAAGCTTGTGCTCTCTTAGAAGATTATAGATTTATGATCTATACAACTAAGAGGCATACTCCAGCAACACACCGTTTTCGTATCATCTTGCCTCTGAACTATGAGATGGCTATGACCGGGGAAGAGTACCGAGCATTCATGAAAAACATAAATGAGTGGCTCCCATTCAAAGTTGATGATCAGACATTCCAGAGAAGCAGGAAATGGTTATCTAACCCTGGACAGCACTACTACAGTAAGGGCGAAGAACTTTTAGATGCCAGAATGTTTATCCCTAAAACCAAAAAGAATGATGAGAGAAAGCAATCAATGCAAACCTATGCAAACCTATCTATTTTAGAAAGATGGTTTGTCCAGAACTCTCATAAAGATGAGAACAGGAATAATCAACTCCATAGGTATGCCAGAGTCTTGGTAGATATGGGACATGATTTCACAGATGTAAGAACCAAAGTATTGGGTCTGAATAGCGGACTCATAGATAAGATTGACGAAGGTGAAATTGATAGGACTGTAATGGTTACAGTCTCAAAAGCAATAGGACTTAGAGCAGCTAAACAAGCTGCATAACAAATATGGGGATGTAGCTCAATCGGATAGAGCACCGGATATAGTCCGGGTTAACAGTATCTTATCTCCCAAGACTGCTGACGAGTAGTTTTGAGGTGATAACATTGCAAGGCTGACAGACCAATGACTCTGTTATTTACTCGTGTAGGTTCGAGTCCTACCATTCCCACACAAATAATTAAACCAAGGAGTTAAAATGGCAACAAATAAAAGATTGGTTCTGATCGGAGGTGAATCGGCCGGAGGTAAAACTGCTTCACTCCGAAACCTAAAGAATCCAGAAGGGGTAATGTATCTCAACTGCGAGAGTAATAAAGATTGCCCCTTCCCGGCTAAGTTTAAACAATTTTCAGTTACTGACCCTTATCAGGTATATGAAGGTTTTGATCATGCAAACAAATCAGGAGGCTTCCACACTGTTGTAATTGATACTCTAACATTTCTAATGGATATGTTTGAATCAGTGCATGTATTGACAGCCAAAGACACAATGAAAATGTGGTCCCACTACCAACAATTTTTCAAGAACCTTATGCAGAATTATGTAGCAAAAACAAAGATGAATGTAATTATTCTGGCCCATGTTCAACAGATAATGAATGAGTCAGCTATGGTTATGGAAAAGAAAGTGCCGGTTAAAGGGGCTCTTAAAGCCAACGGTATAGAGGCATTCTTCTCTACTGTAGTTTCAGCCAGGAGAATTCCTATTACTGAACTGGGACCATATAAAAATGATTTACTGGTAATCACTCCAGAAGAAGAAATGCTTGGGTTTAAGCATGTATACCAAACCAGACTTACCAAAGAAACAGTCAATGAGAGAATCCGGGCCAGTATGGGTATGTGGGATATAAAGGAAACCTTCATTGATAATGACGCTCAAATACTACTGGACCGTTTGCATGAGTATTACGGTGTATCAGTAACAGCTTAATTAAAAATAACTATAAGGAACTAAAACAAATGTCAGAAACATTTAATGAGAATTTGGTAGATGAAGTACGTATTAA